GTAATCGTAAGAGGGAAGCGCGCAACTACCGGCTCCGCTCGGATAGTCGCCCGGATCGCTCCAACGGTCGATCACGGGTGTCAGTGAGTTATTTATGACTTTCATATATCCCTATCTCCTTCGTATATTTTGAACGACTCTCCCCTTCGCCTTTCTAGTTCGACCGCGACCCGTCCCGTCCAGTCGGCATCGCCAACCGCATACGCGACCGCCTGTTCCATCGAACAGTTACCTATTCCCAGGATCGGGTACGGTCCGATCCGGCCTTCGATATGAGCAACCATCCACTCGTTCGTTTCGTCATGCCAGAAGGCGGCGAGGCGCGGTTCCTTCTCGTCTCCCCAAGGGTTGTATTCGGAAGTCTCGCTCGCGTTCTTCAGCAAGCGCCGCAGGAGCGATTCGAGTTTGCCTCTCCGAGCTATCTCACGTACCTTCGTTTTAAGCTGCACGCGGTCTACGAACGTGAGGTCCCGTTCGGCAATCTCTACCGCCTCCAGCATCCAGGCGTTCAAAGCACGAATCGAAGCCGGCCATACGGTTTCCTGATAACTGGTCATGGTATGGCGGAACAGGCGGTAGACGAGCGGTTTCAGCCCTTGAGGGAGGTTGCCGAGCGCGAACGATTCCTGCATCGTGTCGCGATAGGAGCGGACGCGGATGCCGAGTTTGCGGAGGACTTCAAGATCGTAGGCGGCGTTGTGAAGGATTACTTCTTTTGTTTCCTGCACCAATCGCCGTAAGTGGTATAACGATTCCTGGTCGCTAACGCGAACGAGGCGACCCATTCCAGGTGTTTGACTGTATTGTACAGACCAAGGCTTACCTGCATGACTTTCCGTATCGACACCGAGGGTTCGGCACGTTCCAATGTCAAATACAACATCCACTGCTTCGGCAAACGTATAGTCATTTGGTTCCTCGACGGGATCGTCCGTCCATCGGTTATCCGCGATAATCGCTTTCAGTCCCTTCCAGTCGTCAATACAAATGGTCATCCAGCGGGACTCGTGCAGTCCGATCGCCGGATGAAACATCGGTATTAACCAACCGCTCCAACCGAACAGCTTCCCTACTTTGCTCGTTGGCTGCGGTATCCCGTGATGCAGATCGAGTTTGATACCGGGAACCAGCGCGCAGGCGCTCGCCCCGCACAAGATAATGAACTCCGGATTTGTCCGCTCGATCTCATCCGGTATATGGAACGGCGCGCATTCGGCTATTTCCTTATCGGTCGGCTTCTTATTCGAAGCATTCCCGCAAAGGACCGTATTGCAGACGCGAACCTCGGAACGGTCGAGTCCGGCGAGCGGCAGGTACAATTCGTCTAATTCCTGACCGGTCTTACCGCAGGCGACGCGGCCCCGCCGGTTCTCATCCTGCCCCGGCCGCTCCAGAATAATAAGGCAGGAGGCCGGACGCGGACCGTCGCCGCCCACGGCTTTAAATTGACGCGGACAGTATGGACAACAATCTACGAACACCGTTTCTTCCTCTATTGATCATACTTATGATGGCAGTCACTACACATACGAGCGTAATCGTTTACGTCGTGATAGTTTCCATTCAGATTGGCCCATTCGTACCGCTTATTTTTATCTTCGGTACCGCACTGAGAACACTTTGATAGCTGACCAAACTTTTTGTCGGGAAAGAAATCTTTCATTTCAGCGGGGTGCCGGTTCAGCCAGCGCATATGCCGCTCCCGCTCATGCGCTTCGACGAGCGCCGTCGCCTCCATGGCTGAGTCCGCCTCGAACTGAAGGAAGCAGAAGCGGCAAGTAGTCTGGAATCGTTCATGCAGGTGCATTCAGGATGTTCCTCGCAACCATGAGACAATCTCATACGCGGTGTCTTTTCCAAAGTGTTTCGAGTTACCTTTCCGATCCGTCCATACGACGCTTCGCCATTCGGCCTGATCGGCGAGACACATTTCGGCAGGGGATCTAAAATGCTTCCCTACGTCCCAGGATTTTGCATCGATACCCGGTATCTGTGCCGCTACGAGCGTAACGGCGTTCGGTTCTCCCTGGTGTAGCGTAACCGCGCCTCTCCTCTGCGCCGCCGGGTCGTTGCTGAATAACACATCATGCGAACGATGTAATTCATAATCCTTCTGCCACCAGTGGTACCGCGAGGCGTACAGCGCAGCGGTTTCAGCCACCGACCCGGTCCGCCACACGTAAACGCCACCCATCTCGCATTGCGAATACAGGTACGAATCGACCTGCCGATACGAGATCCCCGATCCGCGGTGGTAAAGCGTCTGCCACCCGCCGCCCGATCCCCGTCCGTTCGGCACGATGATCTCGCCGTGCTCGCCAGGGCGCCATAGTCCCTCGACCACCAGTTCAACACGGTCGTACAGTCCGTACATTCCCTTGAGCTGATGTCCGGACAGCCTCCGATCCTGCATCGAGGCGATCAGGTCGGTAATGCGTTTGCGCTCGTAACCGATCAGCCAGCCGTTCGAGGATTGGATTACGAGGTCGCCGAAGTCCAACCGGACGGTTGATATTGGTAATCCGTACTGTTCAAGATGCATGGAAATGGACGTATCTTCCCGATCGTCGAGCAGAATACTCACGGCTTCAGCTTCTCCATTGCGGCACGGATGGCCGCAGTGTACTGGTTACGGATTTCACACGCCGCATACACAGCAGATTGACACCACCCATCGGCGCATCCATCACACCCTCCATCACCAGCAGGAATACGGGGTAGGTGAACATATTTGTCGCCAACACGGATGCACTCTTCCAACGCTTCCCGCACGGCAAACTGGAGTGCGTCGGTTATTGCTCTACACATAGGGCTAAAAATCAGATCCTCACAATTGTAGTCCGATAGCAACTCTCGTGTTCTCCGCTCGTACTCGGCTCTATCTTTCATCGTCCCTATCCCTTACCGTATCCCGGCGGCCGCACGATCCGGCTTTCCTCCACCTTTCGCTGTTCCCGCCATTTCATTTCCTGTTCGGCGCGTTCGACCCGCGCGTCTTCAACCACTCGTTGTAACATTGTGTTGAACGAGGCGGACCGCTTCGCCGGATCGCGCCGGCCGAACAGCTTCGCCTCGAACAACACGCAGAACGAGACACAGTTGGAAATCACGTTTCGCGGAATGTTCATTCCCTGCGCGTGCGTTACCTCCATGAGCAAGGCGTCCTCGAATTGAGATGCGGTAACGCGGTTGCGTGTAGTTACCAATTCTGGTTTTGTTTTCGCCATTCGATTTCAGCCTCCATCCAGGGTTCCTTCACAATCGCTCGTTCCGCCGGGTTACTCGACAACCGGAACTCATCCCACTTACGAACCGCCTCGTACTCGCTGATCGTAATGGATTTGCCGAAGTGCTCGGCCCATTGAGCGTAACTGAGCTGTCCGCCGGTCGAACCGATCCCCGCCGAACGGCTCCAATCCGGGTTCAGCATGAACAAACCGTACTGATACATGCTGAAATGAGCGCTGTAATCGAATCCCTTCGGTTCTACCTGCTTACCGTTCCACTCCGGAGCGAGATACCGGAGGTACGGTTCGCGCAGGAAGGCGGTTCCGCCACACGTATTCAGGCCGTTGTAGAGGTGAACGAGGCGGCGGTCCGGCGTGCGACCCTCCGCGACGTACTGTTCGGGAATCGTCTCGTGATAACAGCAGCAGCCGGCGATTCGATCCTTCAACAGTTTATCGCGTTCGTACTCTACTTCGTCTTCTTCAGATGTTAGATATTCCGGGTTTCCGAAGTGGCGATACGCTTGCTTCGCGTATTCGCAGAACAGGAAGGCGTCCGGCGCCAGGACTACATCGTCCTCCACGTACAGCGCGATCTCCGCACCTATCGCAAACGCTTGGTCGAGCATCCAGCGCGAGGCGGCGTGCGGATTGGAGGGACAGGATTCCAACCAGAACTCGAACGGGACGTCCTGGTTGCGTTCGAATACGCGCTGCGATTCCTTTTGAACATCCGGATACTCGCGCCAGTTCACCGGGAGGCAGACGGCGATCATGTCGGCCCAGCCTGGAGTGTCAGGAGTAACAGCCCATCGCCACGCGCGGGCGATCGCCTCCAGACACAACCTCGTGTGCGAGGGACGGCGGTACGTGGAGACGACTACGACGTTTCGAGCGGTGTTCATTTAGGCATATCCTTCCTCACGATCCACATCGTCCCTTTCTGCTAAAAGACGTGGCCATTCGGTCAGTGATTGTTCACTACCCCAACACAAGGTTGGAGCCTCGTTATACATCCACGTGACTATGTGAAACATCGCGCGAATGTTGTCTTCGTCGGCGCGCGCAAACGCCTCTTTCAAATTGTTGGATACTACCGCTTCGCAGAAACCTCCCATCGGACGGGCGTTCTCTATCCATGCCTGTAAGGTTTCTATCGTACACGGTGGAATCTTTGAGTAATCAATTCTCATTTCATCCTTTCTAGGTTTCAATCCACGCCGCCCGCGCGGCGGCGACATGCTGCGATGATCTCTTCGGCGTTCCATTCGAGAACGGTCGGTTGACGGTACAGAGTGAACTCCGGTCCGTACCAGGCGGAACAGGAGGTATCGACTCCCCACCGCCAGCAGGAGGACTTAGGTAAGAGGCAGAGCGTCGGTACTCCTAGGATTCCGGCAAGGTGAGCGACCGCCGTATCGACCGTTATAACGAAGTCCATCGAGCGGACGTACTCGATCGTGTCCTTCCAGGTAGCCATACGGGATGCTTCGTATTCGAGTCCATCAGGTTGTAGGAAGGCACCGGTGTTGTAGAGATCCTTTTTCTCGGGAGACAACGAATACAATTCGTAATCGTCCAGCCGCTCGATCACCGCCGCCGCTACTTCAACCGGCAGCGACTTCGTTTTGATCGGACTGGCATTCTCTTCCGCCCGCCAGCAAAAACCTATCCGCCGCGGCGGTTTCAATCCGTGTACGGATACGGCAGGTGGCGTAACCGGCGGGATATCGCTCCACGTCCGAACACCGCAGACGCCCGGTAACGATAGGAACGACGTTACGTAATCCCATTCGCCGAACCGGATCTTATCGACTCCGACACGGTACACGTGATCGACGCCAAGCGACTTCCAGTCGAAGGCGTCCGCGAGGTTCGGAAAGATCGTAACTCCTACCTTCGGAACGTACCGTGGTTTCCCGCCTGCAGGTCCGGGACAATGCTTTAGCATAGGAAGGAAACGGAGGTTCATAAAGATATCGCCGTATCCGCCTTCGGCCTGTACCAGGAGCGAGGAGGCTTCTTCTCCCTCCCATAGTTTCGCGGTCGGATCGACCGGCTGCCACGATACGTTGAGGCGTCCTACCTCGTAATACGGCCACCACGCCTCCTCGAAGCGGCCGAGCCGCATGAGCGATTGCGCGTAGCCGAGCGCGGTCGCCTGGAACGGGGCGCCGTGCGTTTCGGCGGTGACGTGCGCGCGCAATAAGTACAATGCCTGTGCGAAGCACTCAAGAGCGACCTGCCACTCGCCAATCGAGGTCCAGATTTGGCCGAGTTGGTGAAATATCGCGCTTTCGGACGACCGTATATGAACGAGATCCATCGCGACGGATCGCGCCTGCTCGTAATAACCCTGCTGCCGCAGCAGGATCACGGCGGCGATTCGTTCCTTGAATTGTTTGTCGGTAATCGTGTTCATAATCGTGTTCATTTCGACAATCCACTCAGCCATTCGGATACGGCTTTCATCAAGCACTGTTCCGAACAGGCGTATTGATAACCCACTGAGGTTTCCTTAAATACCGAAAGGACTATCCCTCCATACAAATTTAGGTGGAAGCAAAACCAGTGGTTCGTTTCGCCTTTTTGGCGACCGCATCGGTCACATGTATAAGTAATGTTCTTCATACTCACTCCCAGTCGGACAGGTCGCTATCCGGC